AGATTTTTGACATATGTATCACTTTCACTGACATAACCATCTGACCTTTCAAACAGAATGTTCTGTCTAAGAGTGTACATTTTGTTACCCCAACCAGCACCTATGTAGTATGTATTTTTTAGTTGGCTCATTTTTTTCTCCTGTTATTTATGTATCTCACATGGTTATAATATCAAATGTGTAGGAATTTGCAAGTATTTGCACAAATAAAATAACAAAAAAAAAGGCAACCTAAGTTGCCCTTTTTCTGAAATAGTTGAGTTATAAACGCTATTTCTAATCGTTCTAGTTATGCACCTTGTGACCCATAAATTCCTCTCCAATCAGAGAAACCAAAAGAATAACGCTCACGAGCCTTATATCTAATGTTTCCTGTAGCAAAGTCTGGTTCCATAGAAGTTTCCATAGCACTTCTTTGGAACATTTTTAGACCATCGCCTTGATCGGTGACAGAAGTTAACAGGAAGAAAGCATCTGGGTCTGTCAGATAATGATTCACTGAATAACCACCGGGTAGTACCCCTGTGCTTTTTACAGCATTTAAGTCATTGTCTGAAGTTCCAGTTCTTAGATTAGAATTTAAAATTCTTTCAGCAACGAAAACAAGTTCACTAGGAACAATCATTTTTGTAGCTTGAACAGAAATTGTTAATCCCCTGTCATCTGTGAATCCACTAATGTCAATCAACGCATCTTCTAGTGAAGTTTCGTTGAGGTCAGCCATTGATGTAGCTCTGTTAGCAGCTGAACCACCACCTGAAAGTGGGTGATCTGTTGCTATTAGAGATTTACCATCTCCACCAGTGAAACTGGATGAGAAAGCGTTATTTAATACATCAGCACCTTTAACTTCTTTGGTGTTAGCCATAGATTTTGCCAATGCTTTGACATACCTTTTACCTAAAGAATCATAGAGGTTATCTTCAACCGCTTCTTCTGTTAAAGCAAACGCTAAAGCCACTGTATCGTGGGTATAACGTGCACTGTAACTTTCAGATGCGTTGTCAAAGCTAACACCTTGTCCTTCAGACTTAGTGGGTGCGGAACCAAATCCAGTTATCAACACCTCTTCTTCAAAGGCACGATTAGAGTCTTCTATAGAGAAGATTTCTTCGTACTCTCTGTTGTACTCATCGTAAGATAAGCCAAAGAGGCTGTTTAATCCGGGTTCTAACTCTTTAGCGAGTTGAGCTCTTGATATTGCCATTTTTTACCTACCTTATGCTAGTCCAGCACCTTTTTGCCCCATGATGTGGTTTTGAATCACACACAGAACATTGGTGTTGGATGATGAAACATCATCGTTATCAGGGTCCTCAGAGATGTCTATTGCTTTAAGAGGAAGAGTAGCAGTGGTAGCACCAGTAGTTACATCTAGCTCGGCATTAGACCTTCCAGAGGCTGTATCGCCAACAGGAGAGCCGTCAACAATGTCAAAATTTCCAAACAAGTCAGCAACAGGCATTGCTGCGTCTGCTTGTACTTCAAAAACGACATTGGCATCGTCAATCACGTTAGCTACTATGTCAGAAGCAGATATGCTTCCGGGATAGTAATTTTTAAATACTTGTTCGCCAGTAGTTGGGTCAGTATAACTGACTCCATTAAACACTCCGACAATCGGAACAGTACCAGTGGCAGCATGTCTACCCAGAACTCCAGCTGTTAATTGCGTCACGAGGTCGCCATTAAAAATTGGTGTTGTGGCTCCACTAGCTATCCTGTATCTGGATTGACCTCCAGAATAGGGTGCTCCGCCCATCATACGAACAGGTTTTAATCCAAATGGGGCATCTTTATTAGCCATAATTTTTACCTATTTATATTAGTTACTTTTTCCCAAAAGTAACATTAGACTTTCTTTGCGAGTCATACTTAACATACCTTCCATCTTTAGCTGATTCGTTAAACATATTATTGTCTAACGCTTCTTTTGCTTGTTGGTTTTTGCCTTGGTAATAAGCATTACGTTCAGCAATGGTTTCAAGTGGTATCTTCGCTAAGAGTAGTCCTTCGTTATATACAATACCAGTATGTCTGCCAGAATCCATAGTTGGTAAGTTAAAATCTTCAGGTAAATCAGAACCTTTTACAAGTTCCCAACCTTCTCTGAGTCTTCTACTTACATTTGCCCTATCCTCTTGCCCCATCATTGATTCTCTTATCCAACGATATTCATATCCTTCAGGTGCTGGAGGTGTTTCTAGTTTTCTTACTGGTCTCCATGGGGTTCTACGAGTTTCTTTAGCGTGTGACTCGGATTCACGAGATTTTCTGGTTGTAGTTTCTTGTTCTATTTCGTTAGTCATTTTATTTTGCCTCTCTTTGTGAAATTTTTTGTTTCTCTTTAGCAACAGATTTTAACCACGCCTCTTCAGACATATTATGTGGTTTCAATCCTCTGAGACGTTCAACTTCTGATTTAGAAAAAGTCACTCCGTTCTTCTTGCCTTGTGTTTTTTGACGACTTCCTACAGAAGTTGAAGCGACTCTTTGCACAGCGGGTCTGTCTTCATTTTGAACGTCATTATTGCCCTGTAAATCAGGGTAAACTTTATAAACTCTGCTGTTAAGCTCACTGTAATAGTCATCAGAGTCAGCTTCATAGCCTTCGTTAATTAGATTGTAATGTGTGAAATAAGCAAATTGTGTTGCTTGTACATTATCGTCATTACTGGTGTCACCATACCACTGGTTCTTTTCGTGCCAGCTTTTAGCTTGTGAGCTAGGTTCTACAGTAGTTTGTGTTTGTTCTTGATATTGTTGTTGTTGAGGAACTGGCTGTGGATTTTGAAAAGTTTGTTGTGCCTGTGCTTCAGCCATCCTAACCTTTTCTTTCTGTATGCTTAAATCACTTTTAAGAGTATCAGCTTTAGACATCAACTCAGCATCACCAGAATCAACTGCTTTTCTGTACAAGTCATCAGCTTGCATCTCTTTAGCTTGTATTGCTTCCTTTTCTTTCTGTATTAAAGTTTGTTGCGTTTGCAACCTTTCTTGAGCCATATAAGCTGTTTCTTGCTCTTTTTGAGCCAGTCTACGCTCTAACTCAGCTGCTTTTTCTTCAGCTTGTCTGTTGCGTTCATTCAACTTATTTATTCTTTTGGAAACAGATTTAGTATAGTTTTCTAGCTCATCATCTGGGCTAGAGTCTACTACAGCCTCCTGTTCTACTACCTCTACTTCAACATCATCAGCCTCTGGCTGAATTTGTTGTGCATTTTCTTGTTCATTCATCATAAACTCACTATGTCATCAGGGTCGAGAATTGTGGCTATCACTTCATCATCATTGATGATGCGTACCTCTGCACCTTCCTCCAATTTAAACCTAGAGCCAGAGTAACGCCCTATTAAAACCCATTGTTTCTCCTCACACCAAGGTTTTCCACTAAATCTTTTTGTATCTTTGTAGCAATCAGGTCCTTGCTTAACTACATAAGCAACTACAGTTGCTAGAGCTTCACGATCTACAGTGCTTTGTGCTAAATGTATGCCACCTTTAGTGGTTGCTTTACCAGTGTATGGTAAAACCAACATACGCCAACCTGTTGGTTGTGGCATCCTGTCTAATACTGATTTTTCTAATAAAGTAGGGTCAAGAACTCTTGCCTCTTCTTGTATGTAAGCATCTGCAACTATGTCGTTTGTGGATTTAAGTTTTGCCATTTAATCTTTTTTAAATAAATTCTGTAATTCTGTTTTCATATAGTATAAAGCAGATAGTTCTCCTTGCAAATATTTATAATGTTCCATATCTTTTAAACCACCTGACATCATGGTTTCGCCTATCTGAGACTCTCTTTGCGATATAATTTTTTTAACTGCGTCAAGCAATTCATAATCATCAGCCATTATTTTTTAGCCTTAGCTGGTCTGCCTCTTTTTTTTGTTGTAGTTGTAGTTTTAGCTTTTGGTTTTGCCTTTGGTTTTGGTTTTTCTTTTACCACTTCTTCAACAACAGGCTCTGGTTGTGCTATTCGTGCCAATTTATCTGCTATTCTTTGCTCATTAGCCAATAGCTTGGCAGCTTCTTTTTGTTGGTGCTCTGCTTGTGCTTTAGCTTCTTGTTCTCTTTCGATTTTTTTAGCAGCTCTAAGTTCAGCTACTGCTTTTTGTTTAAATGATGTTGCCATAATTAATTCCTCGTTTTTGTACCTAATTCCATAAGCTTTAAATCAGCATTTTGTCTTAATCTGTCTATAGCTACATTTAGTTTATCATCAGCTATATCTTTTTGCACATTTATGCGTTGTTCTTGCAACATGTTCTCTTGCATTTTTTCTTGTGCTCTTTGATTTTGTTTCTGAATAAACTGTTGTTGCTCAATGTCTAGTTCTTTGTCTTTTAGGTCGAGCTCTGACTTTCTTATATCAACCAATGGGTCGTTACTTTGACCTTGTCCTATAGACTGTAAGAACTCAGATGTAAGTTGTGCCATGATAGGTGCACTGTATTGGTCTAAAGTCATTTGTATTTGTTGTTGCATTTGCATAACTTGGTCTGCTGGCATCTGTTGCATATCTGCTTGTGCTTGTTGTAGTTGCATTTGCACTTCTTGTGGTATCTGCTGACTGGCTATTTGTGATGATAAGAACTGTAAGTGTTGCATACAGTGACTTATGATTATTGATTGTATCTGTGGGTTATCTTTAACCACTTGTGTCAAAAACAAACTCTTATGTGTTTCTAAGTGAGCTTCATGGTTCTGTCCTTCAAAAGCTTGAGCTGGCATACCTAACATAAGATTACTGTTCTCTAAACCAGCATCAACTGGTTGTGGTGTCATGTCAGGTGGTGGAGGTATAAGTGATTCGACATTATCTACTCCTAAAGCTGCGTACATTCTTTTGTATGCTTCGTACATGCCTTGCTGACCATGTATTTCAGGATTGGATTGAACCATCATCAATAATTCTTGTGCTAGTGTAACTCTCTGACTTTGTGAAAATATGTTTGGGTCTGATACAGGTACGATGTCAACACGACCATCAAAGTCTTGTTGTTTGATTTCATTGGGAGCTGTGCCAGCTTGGAAAGGGTAAGATGGTGGCAGATACTCTGCAAACACTTTAGCTAAAAGTTCAAACTCTATTTTCTGTGCGTAGTGCAATCTTTTGTGGATAGCACTCATGACCTTAGTACCTCTTTCTAAAAGAGCTACAGTAGTACCAACTGGCATAGCTTGGTTGCTGTCACCTACATTCATGTCAGCAATAGCTGCGAATCTTTTACCAGAATCGACCAATAAACCAAGTAATTGCATTAATACATTGCTTGGTTCTTTTATTGGTAAAGGTATAAGGTTCTCTCTTAGAGAGCCACCAGTTGTGTCTATGTCTCTGAATTCACCGGGTTGTAAAGGCTCATCCTCATCTCTGATTCTCATGCCTCTTGCTTTAAAACCAGCTGGTAAGTTAGCTAACGTACCAGCATCTATGAGTTGTCTCAGTATAGAAGTAGAAGCTTTAGATAAACCACCAATCATATGTGATAGACCTAAGCCATAGAATCCTAATCCCGGTAAAAACTTATATTGCACAAAATAATTGATTTTGTTCTTGAGTGGGTCTTGTTCTAAGTAGTTTCTTCTAATAGCTAGAACAGTCTCTGAGTTTTCATCTATGGTGATGATATAAGGCAGTTTAAGACCTGTAGGTTCACCATTTGCATCCAAATCTTCAAAGCCTTCTATGTCTAAAACAGTGTGTATTTCGTATATGGTTCTATTTCTATCTTCTTTGTAGCTTGGTGAAACACCCTGTATTTCATCTATAGCACCTTCTATGTCAGATGCGTCTTCGCCATAGTCTGTCTCAGGTATATCTACATTTGCATAAAAACCTGTTATTTGTTGTTTCTTGACTTCATTTAAAGACATACTGATAGCATGTGTAATTCTTTCAGCTGAAGACATGTCAGAGGCTTCGTAAGGCACAATTAAATCTTCTGGTGGTATAAACTTAGATACAGCTTTGTTTGTAACAAAGTCAAAATAAACTTTCTTAAATGCAGAACCAGCTAGTGGTAAATAAAACAGTAACATGTCTAGCTCAGGGTCATACTCTTTCATTACGTTCATGATGTAATAATTCATGAAGGCTTGTACTCTTTCAGCCTGACTTTCTGTTTCTATAGTTCTAGCACCAACAATTTCTGTCTTTACAGGACCTTTGGCTGGCAACATCTCTT